CCATCCGCATTCAGGCCCGCGGTATTTCCAGATACAGACGTTCTGAATGATCGGCCGGCGGGGTAGCTGCAGCCCCTGGAAATCGAACGCCGCCGCTAGTTGGAACTCGACGACCTCGCGCGTTTCCAGCGTGCGCTGTTCGATGAAATAGACGTCGTCCGGGAACGATGCCGTCGGGTCCGCCGTCGGATTCGCGATCGTCTGTCCAGTGCCGCCCCAGGTCAGCGCGGCGCCGGCGACGGGCGCCTGGCCCATAGTGACGACGCCAGCGGGACTGACCGCGTAATCCGTGACCGGCGCGGGCGCGGCCGTCGTCGGAAGATAGGGAGTTGGCGCGACCTGGCCACTTGCCAGCGCGATATGTTGCGGACCGAAAAACGTTACGGAAACGCTGGCGCCGTTGATAGCGGTCGCGGAAACGTTGTTCGATCCGGTCGCGTTCGCCGTGAATACGACCGAGCAGCGATACCAGCCGCCCGCCAGCGCGACGATTTTCGGCTGGGACGCGGTCCCCGTCAGGTTCGTATAGCTGCCCTGGCCCGTCAGGTTGAAGTAGCAATAGCCAAGCTGCTGAAAACTTTCGATGTAAAACTGCGTGCTAGTCCCGGCCTTCGCAAAGACAGAAACCTCATATTGTTGCCCAGTGACCCAGGAAAGCCCCTGATAGTAATAGGCGGATCCGGACGAATTGGACGTAACCGTCAGCGCGTTAGCGCTTCCGTCCGGACCCGTCGCGGCGACCGCGGACCCGATTCGGGTATTACCCCAAGCGGCATTGGTAAGCGCCGTCGACCACTTAAACCCGTTTGTCCGCGGCGTCGCATATAGGACCTGGTTCCATTGATAGTCGTTTTGATAGATCGCGGAAACGACAATGTTCTGGACGACGCTCGCGCCGTTCGGGTCCTTTAGCTGGAACGTCTTCGTCGACCCGTCGCCCGTCCCGAACGCCTGGGCGCCGACGGCGACGTTCGTCGGGAAATTGACCGGGTCCAGGAACTTCGCGAGCGTACGCTTACGCGTGACCTTGCATCCGACCAGGTCGCCATACTGCAGAATCAGCGCGGTAATCGCCGACGTTACGTTCGCGACGGACAATTTCGGCCGCGGTAGCTGGCCGCGCCCGTTGAATTCGAACCCGTCCGCTTTGACCGGGAACGGGTAATAGGTGACGCCTTGCCATACCAGCGCCTGCAGGACGCCGTTCGTCCCGCCGTGATAGTTGACGACCGGCCCGCCGACGACGCCCATGTCCAGCGAAAACAGATTGATGACGGACGACGGGGCCAGCTTCTGCAGTTCCCATGTAACCGCTTGAGGCGCGTTTTTCATGCTTCGTAGACCTCGTCGAAAGTCGCGTTAATCGTCCAGATAAACGCCATGACGTTACCCGTCTTTACGCCGTTACCCGCCGTCGGCGCCTTCGTCCATTTCCGGCATACGAACTTTTTCGCGAGCGATTCGCCCGGCGGCGTCCACAGGAACGACGCGACGCCGCCGGCCGTCTGCAGAAATGCATCGATCGCCATTGCTTCGGAGTCCGTCCGATTTGTGAAATACAGCGTCCATTTCGACGGGTTGACGTTGATTCCGAACGCGACGCGCTGTTCGTATCCGTCGCCGAACGAATTTACTTTGACGTTCGGCGCGTATTCGCCGGTCGACTGAAAATCCGGCGCCCAAGTGAAAGTTTGAATAGGCATGCGTTACCCCGCCAAAATGCCGCCGTCGCGTTTCTGACGGATTAATTCTTGTTGGATTGCTTGCTGTATCGCGCGCTGGAAACCGTCGCCCTGCCGTTGCGGCGTCATCTGGCTAGTTCCGTCCGAGTTGACGACGACGGACGTCTGGAACGTGTGCCCCGCCTGCTGCGTCTGCGCGCCTTTCATCGTGACCGGGATCGTCCGTCCGTCCGGCAGCGGGACATATGCTTCGTTGTGCGATCCTTCGCCGAATAGCGCCAGTTGCGGCGACTTCGCGACGCCGCCGGACGCGTATTTCGTCAGCGGGACGGACCCGTTCGGACCGAAAACGCCGCCGTTCGCGTGCGCGACGGCCGGCGTCCAGCCTGGAACGCCGGCCGAGCTTCCCCCGCTTCCCAGCCCGCCGATGACGGCGCCCAGGCCCGTACCAATCCATTTCATCAGCGGCGCCATGATCGTTTGCTGTACGGCCATGCGCAGCATGTCTTTAATGATGCTGTCGGCGAACGCCTTAAAGTCGACCTTGCCGCCGGTGAGGAACGTTTCCAGCGCGGTTTCCGTGCCCTGGAAAGTGTCCGTCCAGATTTTCGCGACCTGCGACGCCGCGTCCGTCGTCTGGTCGATATAGTCCTGGAACGCCTTCGCCTGGCCCTGTCCGGGCGAACGGCCGGCGTTATAGCTGTCTTCGATCGCCGCATTGACGCGCTTTTTGCGCGCGTCCGCGTCCGCCTGGATCGCGTCTTTCTGGTCCGGGTTCGACGCGATCAGCTTCGCCGCCTCTGCCTGGATTTTCATGTCCGCGACCAGTTGCTGGCGCGCGAGCGACGATTTGCGCATCAGGATTGCTTCGTCTTCATACTTCTGGATTTCGACGTCCGTCGCCGCGTTTTGCTCTTTCAGCGTCGCCGCCAGGCGCGCGTCCTCGCGCGCGTTGATCGCCGCGCGAATGTCGCCCTCGAGTTGCTTGTAACGGTCCGACGTCTTCGCCAGCCCTTGCTGTTCGACCGCCGCCATTTCGGCCGCGACCTGGCTTTCGCGATTGCTGGTCGCGCGCGCTTGCGCTTCCGCATGGATCGCCTTCGCTCGAGCTTCGCCGCCCTGGAACGCCTTCGACGCCGCCAGCGTCTGCTGTTTCGCGTCGTCGCCGGCCGCGAGCGCGCGCAGCGTCGCGATTTGACTCGACGACAGGCCCTTAAGCTTGCCTTGCGCGATATCCAGGTTCAGGACGGCCAGGCGAGACTGGTCCAGGACGCGGCCGAACCGCTCGACCTGCGCGATTTCGCTGTCCAGCTTGCCGCCGTCGTCCAGAAGCGACTGGCGCCGCGTCTGATAGGCGTTCTCGAGCTTGACGCCGGACCGGTCGACTTTCGGCGCCTTCAGCTTTTCGTCCCGCTTGCGGATCGCCGCTTCGATTTCGCTCGCGTGCGCCTGCGCGTCCAGCGCGTCTTTATCGTTCGGATTCGCCTTCAGCGCTGCGTCTAAATCCCTGTGGAATTTCCGTATTTCCTCATCGGCCCGGCTTACGTCGCCGACCATCCCCCGCCAGTGATCGCGAAGCGCGTTCAGTCCCGCAATGCCCTTCTGTTGCTTGTCGGCGTCGTCGGACTTTTGCTTGGCGTCCTGCTGTTCCTGCGAAAATTTCTTCTGGAGTCGATCCAGTTCCGCGTCGTCGTCCTTCGTCCACGGCGACGGATTGTCGTCGAAAACATACGGCCCGTTTGCCGCGTCTTTTTTGCGCGCCTGAAGCTTCGCGATTTGCTGCGCTGTCGTATCAGCGCGGCCGATGTTCTTAAGCGTGTCCCAGGTCTTCGAAATTTCGGTCCTGAGATCAAACCACGCTCGTTCAAGAATGCCGAGATCCCTTACCGCCTCGCCGCCCAAGTGAGAGTAAAGCGCGTCCGCGACGACCTTTTCCGCTTCCTCTTTCCGACCCTGTTCCTCGAGTTGGACGATATAGGCATATTGCGCGGCCGTGATGAAATGCCATGCCTTGTTGTGTTCCTCCGCCCACTTCGCGACGCCGCCGTCCATCTTTGCGAAGTCGGCGACGATTTTGTCCGACGACTCGCCGGACAGGTGCGCGAGCAGTTCGACGTCCTGGCCCAGTTTTAGCAGGTTCGACGACGTAAAAGCGCCGGTCGATACCAGTTCCTGCAGCGCTTCGCGTGCGTGGCCGATGCCGCCGGGAAACTGTTCGCCGATCGCGTTCGCCAGCGCGTTAAACCGATCTTCCGTGATGCCGGCATATCCGCCGGTGACTTCCATCGAATGCGCGAACGCGGTCGACTCCGCGGCGCCCTTCGCGAACGCGACGGCCAGCGCGCCGACGGCGCCGGCCGCGCCCAGGATAGCGGCGCCCGTCATGCTAAAAAGAAGCGACATGACGTTGATGCGTTCGCCCAGGACCATCAGCGACCCGCCGAACTTTGTCCAATTGCCTTGTGACGCCTCATGCATCAGGACCAGCAATTCGCGCTTTGCGCCCGCCGTCTTAAACGACAGGTCGTTCATTGCGTGCCCGCCGTCGATACCGAGTCGGCGAAGGTTTTCGATAGCCGGCGCGAGCGCGGGACCCATTCCCAGCGCGTCAGCGCGCCATTGCAGGATTTCGGACCGCGATCGCCCCGTCGTCTGCGTCAGGTTGTCGATTTGACGCTGTAGCGCCTGCTGTCCGCGCGTCATTTGCGCGATGCTCTGCGTCGTGCCGTTGATGGTCTGCTGCAGGCCGGCGACCTGCTGCGTCCCGGTAACGGTCGCGTTAATCTGGACTTGTGCCTGCGTCGTGTTGAGCGCCATCGATGAATTACCGTTCGTTCATGACCGCGACGGCCGCGGATTCCATCGCCTGGATATCGTCCAGCGTCTTCGCGTGGTCGATGACCTGGAAAGCGCGGAACAGGAATTCCAGCGACTGATAGTTCATTCCTAAAACGACGCCATTCGACGCCGTCCACTGGGTCCCCATTCGAAGGAACAGAGACAAGGTTTCCCAGTTTTCCGCCAGGACTTCGAAGTCCTCGACCTGGCCTTGTCCCTTGCATTCCTCGATGACGTCGTCCGGCATGCCCCAGGCTTTCATGTCCGCGACTAGGTCGGCGTCATCAGGCGTTCCGCCGCGCGCCCAGTGCCGCGCGGCTTCGACTAGTTTTTTCGTTCGACGCCGTAAGCGCTGGCGAAAAACGCCGCGACGATCGCCGGCGCGACGCCCTGGATTTCCAGGACCGTATCCAGCGCGGACGCCGAAAACGGAATGGCCCCGCTGTTGTCTTCGACGCCGTTCCAGCCGATGACGACTTCGCGCGCGACCTTCGCGGCGTCGCCCGTCGCGGACGTGAATTCCTCGCGCAGCGCTTCGACGCGCGAGCGCTCGAGACGCTTGAAACGCACATCGAAATTCTGGTTTTCATAGCGCCCGCCGTCGGCCGGGACCTTGAAATCGACCGGCCAGTTATAGCCGTCGGTTTGTACGATTTTGAACATTGCGAAACCCTCTAGATTGGGAAAGCCGGCGCGCGAGGCGCCGGCCCTGGCCTTACTTAACGACGATCGAAAATTCGTCGTTGCCGGCGTTGGGAACCGCGGTGTACGGAATTTGCATCATCTGTACCCCGCTGTTATCCGTATAGGTCGGATTGTTCAGGTCCGCCGTAGGGATCGAAAGCTGGACGATGTTCCCCGCCGTCGCGCCGTGCGTGAGGGACAGCGCCGAATAGGCGTTCCCAAGCGCGATGCCGAAAAAGTCTTTGACGTCCGGCGTAACCGCTTCGAACGTGACTTGTCCGGATGCCTGGCGGTCCAGGATCTGGACGTACTGGGCGCCGACCAGGGAACGGAAGTCGACCGTATTCCCCAGCTTGAGCGACAGTTCATCCAGGATCGCCGCATAGCCAGCGATGGAAACCGACGGCGTGTTCGACGAATTGACGACCAGCGGCGACTGGAATTTCGTATAGGTCGGGGACGCGAGCGAAGTCGCCGTCGGCGGGTTGTAGATCCCGACAAACGAGAACTTGAACGTCGGGATTCCCTTCGCCTTGAACGTGATTTCGACGTCGCCGCGCGCGCCGGTAATCGAATGCTGGGCGCCGTCCTGCTGGAAATACAGCGTCGCCGAATCCATCGCCGTCGACACAGGCGCATAGGTAACGCTCGTCGACGCCAGAATCGTTTCGGACATGCCGCACGCGCGCAGCAATGGACCGTAACCCGGCGCCGTGCCAGCCGTGCCCGCGCCCGCGATTTCGACTTCGAAATCCAGCTTTGCGTGTGCGTCCGCCAGCAATTGCTGGTTCGCGCCGAGATACGCGCGGACCAGGTCGCGCGAAACCAGCGTCGCGTCCAGCGGCGTGACGTTCAGATTTTTGACCAGGATCGCATTCGCGAGGCCGGTCGGAACGGCGTCCGTGCCGTAGGTCGTTTCCGTCTTCGCCAGCAAAAGCCGGCGACGGGTCAGAAGTCGATTTGCCATTTCTTAGCCTTGCGCGCTGGTTTCGGTCGCCGGCGCGGTTTCGGCCGGTGCGGGATCCTGCGCCGGCGCGACTGCAGGCGCCGGCATATCTGTACGGTCGACCAGCGTTCGAACGCCGGTTTCCGGGTCCAGAATGTAGCTTCCGCCTTGTCCGGCGTATTCGTCTTTCACTTCCGGCATATGTCGCCCCTACTGTGTTGTTAAATCCCGCTGGTCTGTCCGGTATTTTAAATCGAATTGCAGCGTCGCAAAGCAAATCGATTCGTCGCCATCCGAAAACCCGAAATTGACGCCGCCAGGTTGCGTATCCATCGCCAAATTACCTTGGGACTGGTCGTCCATGATTACCGCATGCACGGCGGTAATAATCGGATCCGCCAGGACGTCCGCTTCGTCGCCGCGCGTATAGACGATCGCGTGAATCGACAAGTCCCAGTCCAGCTTCGGGACCGTCGTTTGTTGCGGCACGTCGCCGACCGGCGAAACGACGACGGCGGCGACCGAATCTTTCCGGGACAGCGCCGCCGTTCTGCTGCGATAGACGCCGACGTTTCCGCCCAGGTCCGCCGCCTCGAGTCGCGCCACAATGCCCGCGATAATCTGTTCTCGAATCGACGTCATTTCTTCGTCAGTTCCGCAGTAGAAAAAACGCCGTCGTCGATCGGCTTAACCTCGCGCACTTTGTACTGGGCGCCGTCGACGAACAGGACGTCTTCGAAATCCAGGCCCGGCAGGGTCGCGGTTTCAAACGTCAGCTTGTAATCGGTCGTGATGACCATTCCGCCGGCGACGACATTCGTCGGCATGTCCAGAATCCCGAACGTGTCCGGGACGCCGGGCCAGGAAACAGGCTTCCCGAACGGCGGCGCCAGGAACATTTGGGGATTCTCGTTAAGCATCGTCGTCTTCGTCGTCGACCGGATCCGCTTCGAACTTGTGCGCGTGCGCGATGTATTCCGCCTTGGTGACCTCGACGACGTCGCCGCCCTTGCGGACGAAACGGCCTTGGTGCAGGACGAAACCTTCGCGCAGTCGATACCGCCGCGTTTCCACGGCGGGCGCGCTGGCTTTACGCGCTGGCTTGTTCATCGGTCGGCGCCTTGTTGGTGGAGTCCGGCGCGGCCGGTGCCGCGGCTTCCGCGGGCGCCGGCGACGGTTCCGCGGCAGCTTCTACCGCGGCGCCCGTTGCGCTTTCTTCCGATGGACTGGCGCCCGATGCCGCGGCTTCCGCTGCAGTCGGCGACCGTTCGACAGCGGCTTCCGCTGCGAGCGTTGCGCTCATGTCCTGGATTGAGGGAGTAAGGAAGGCGTCCGGGAATGCCGCGCGCGCCGTATCCTCGTGAATGGCGCCGCTCGCCAGGCCCTTAACGACCGCGTCCGACGGCAGGCCCTGGACGGCCGCGACGATGTTCGCCGCCGTATGCTGGGACAGACCCAGCGCCGCGACCTGGTCCGCCGTCATCGGCTCGAGCTTGTGCGCGTGCGCCTTCGCCTCGTCTTCCGTCAGGAACAGGACGTCGCCGGCGCCGTGAACGGCCAGATTGAACGCGACCGCCATAAACAAGCGGACCTTGAAAAACGCGCGTTCGGTCGCTTCCGCGGCCGTTGCAAGAATCTTTTCCATGTCTGGATCTGTCTCGAGTAGGTTTCAAAAAACGGCCGGTCGCCCGGCCGTTTCCTGGTTGCCCGGCGTTAGCCGGTGATCGCGTCCGACATGCACGCGAAGCTTTGCGCGTGACGGATCGCGATATCGACGGACTGCAGCGCGCGCATTTCGAGCGTGCCGCTCTTGAAACCGGCGCCGTAGGGGTTGAGCAGGATTTCGAGCGAACCCCATTCGCCGATCAGGACGTCCGACCAGTTGCCGAAATACACGGCGGACAGGCCCGTACCGGTGCCCTTCGTCAGGTTCGACGGAACCTGGTTCGTGCGCGCCACGGTGTAGCCGTTGATTTCGCCAGGCGTCGAACCGCGCTGGCCGTTCGGCGAATTCGACCAGAGATAGGCGCCGGTCGTCGACTTGAGCTTTTTGAGCGCGCCGACGACCTTCGCATTGGTCATATAGGCCAGCGCGCCGATATCCGCGTCCGACGACGTGACGGCCGTTTCCAGGTCAATCATGTTGTCGATGCTGATTGCGCCGCCGTTCGTGCCGCCCACTACCGAACCGATGCCCGCCTGGTTGAAGACGCCCAGCGGCTGGCCGGAAGTGCCCGAACCCGTCAGCGCGGCCGAATCCACGCCCAGCGCCATGACGCGCGCGACATCGTTCCGGACCAGCAATTCGATATCCGGCGTCGACTGCATGATCATTTGGCGCGTGATCTGGTTGTATGCGCCGACGGTCTTCGGCGACATGCTCACCAGGTCGAATTGGCCTTCGCTTTCGGTGACGTCGGCGCCTTCCGGCGAAATCCAGTACACCTGGGACGTGCCCTTCTGGCGCGGGATCGCGATGTTGCCGACCAGGCCGGACAGCATGGTCGCGCCCATTTGCGTGACCATCGCTTTGTGACGCAGCATGTCGATGAACGAACCAGACAGAAGCTGAGTCGCGACCAGGTTGTTACCCTGCGTCGAACCGTAGCCAGCGCTGGCCGCGTATGCCGTCGCCGATGCCGCGCGGGTCGCTTCGCCCGTCGGATCCTCGAAACGGATATTCGTCGGCATGTAGAAACCGACCGTTTCCTGGCCGCGTCGCTGCGCGAGCGCGTTCGAACATTCGCGCTCGAAACCGGCTTCCTTCCAGTTGCCGTCCGCCTGCGCGCGCAGTGCGCGGACCAGCGAATAAGCCTGCTTTTCCTTGTCGGTCAGGTCCAGCGCGTCGCGCTGGCCGTCGCCGACCGGGACCTGGACGGCGCCGAGCTTTTCGAGCACGGCCGCGCGGCATTCTTCGATCGACTTGTCGCTTTCGCGAAGCTGGCGAATCAGGTCGCCCATACCCGAAACGCGTTCGTGGCGGGTCGCCAGGACGTTCAGGGTCGTTTGGCGCGCGCGTTCCGCGTCGCGCGCCTGCGTGCGTGCCGCCGCTTCTTGCGCCGCGATTTCTTCCGGGGTCATAGAGTTTTCCTTGATGACGATTGGTGCGGTTTGATCCGCGGACAAGTCGCGGACTGCGACTTCGATTTCATGCTCAGGTGCAGCGCGCCCGATGCCGACGGACGGATCCGCCGGAACCGTGACAATGGAGATTTCCGCCGGCGTCCAGTGCGTCGCCGTGAACGTCGCCGGTCCGCCGCGTTCGCCGGCCGTCTTGTCCATCGTCGCGACGTTGTATCCGGTCGAAACATTGGTCAGGACGCCGTCGGCGACCAGGCCCATGATTTCGTCGCCGCGCGCCGTCTTCGCGAAACGCACGGTCGCGTAACCGCGGCCGTCGACGCCGATTTCGGCGGAACCCGCCACGACGACGCCCAGGACGTCGTCGCGGTTGTGATTGAACAAAAGCGGCGCGCCGGCGTTCAGGCGCGACAAATCACAGGCGCCCGCGCGATGCGACAGGACTTCGTTTCCGAATTCGCGTTTTACCGCTGCTTCGCTGGAAAAAGAAAGGCGGACGGTGCGCTGGTCAGCGTCGACTGTCGACGCGTCGAATTGCGCAAAGCGGAACTGCAAACCCAGCTTCATATTTAACCCGGTCGCGTTGTAAATCTGACATGCGCGATTTTGTATTTTTTATAAGCACATGTCAACACGCCGCGTAATAAATACAAACGGCGCCAGGAGCGCCGTCGTTTTCCTGCATCATGCCGCCTGTTTAACAGGCGCCCTTCCTGGCCCGGCTGGTGGCGTTTTCGCGATGCCGGGGTCGTCTTCCTCCGCGACGATCGACGCGTCCGGCTGCGCGATGCCCTTTTCGTTGACCTGCGACGGATCCGAGTCCAGGACGATGCCGGCTTCCCGCAACATGTCGACTTCGCGCTTTCGCTGCGCGACGTATTCTTCGAAAGACATATTGCAGGATTCCTCGATCGCTTGTTCCTGGGTCATAAAGCCGGATCGGACCGCCGTCCGGTATGCCTGGACTTCCTTATACGGATCGACCCAGCCCCAGGACCGCGGCGCCCACAGGACCGCTTCCGCGTAGTCCTCGCGGTTCAGTTCATAGAACGGCAGCGACAGCGCGCCGGACATGACCGCGGCGTCCAGCCAGGCTTCCCAAATCCGTTGATGAAATTTCCCGATAAGCCATTGCTGGATGACTTGCCAGTTATCGCGATCGGTCAGAAGCGACAGGCGCGACGACGAATAATTCGACTGGCTGTAGTCGCCCGACAGCGGCGCGTATGACTGGCCGATACCCGCGGCGACGCCGCGAATCATCGATCGGACGAACGGGTCATAGGACCCGCCCGGCGACGTCGGCGAAAAGCCCGTAAAGGTTTCGCCCGGCCCCAATGTTTCGATGCGGCCGGGTTCGAACGTCGAAACGCGCTGTCCGTCGACCGTCCCGTTATCCTGGGTTTCCCCGTCCGGCGTCTGGATAAAGCCCATCATGGCCGCTTGCCCGCGCGCCTTGACGACTTCCGCTTCCTCGAATCCGCCCAGGTGGCGCATGCGCTGCATGGCGGTATGCATCCACGGAATGCCGCGCGTCTGTCCCGGCCGTTCCGTGATGTACAAATGGATGATTTCGTCCGCCGGGACCTTGATGTACTTTTGCGCGCCCGTTCCCTGGAACTGATAGTCGCCAGGGTGCTTCGGGTAAAAATAGTAGAACGTCGGCCGGCGCCATTCGTCCATCTGGACGCCCATCCGGATTTCTTCGCCGTTGTCCGCGACGCCGTTGTAATCGTCGATCAGCAAGTCCGATTCGATGACCTCGAGCGCCAGCGGAACCCGCGATCCGCCGAACGATCGATAGATTTTCCGGACAATGACTTCGCCGGATTCGGCCAGCGACGAAACGCCCAGGCGTTCGATTTCCTGGAACGACAGTTCGCCGGCCGTATGGCACATTTCCGCGCGCGTCCAGCGCTTCCAGAGCTTCGCCGCCGCCGCGTTCGCCGCCTCGTTCAGCTTGTCGCCGCGCAGTTGCTTGATTTTCGGTTTGAGCGCGACGCCCTTCCCGATGACGTTGTTTCGGACCAGGCGAATCGCGTTTTTCGCGTAGTCGTTATCGCGACAGAGCGAGCGCGAGCGATTGCGCAGCGTCCGCATAGACCCGCGGACCTCCGCGTCCTGGGACGTGCCGAACGCGGCCCAGTCCTGCGTTAGCCGGTTGAATTCTGCGCCCTTGTACATGCGAACGGATGCCGGCGTTTCGCGCCGGACGATCGGTTCGACGCGGGCCGCGACGGCGAGCGCCGCCGGCGTGCGACTGAAAAACGGGATTCGCATGTTAGAAACTCACGAAAATTTGGCGGGGTTTGCGCGCTCGAGCGACTTTCGCCGCGACCTTGTCGCGCATGGCGTACAGCGCCGGTAACGGCTCGTTTTTCAGCGAACGGCCAGCAATGGAATATTCGGCGACGGCGCCGCCGGCAATGCGCGCGGCGATTGCCGCGTCGATCGCCGCCAGGTCCTTTTCGACCTGCAGGCGCCCGTCATAGCCGGCCGTCGCTTGCGTCAGGTCCGGCAAAACCTCGAGCGTCCCGCGCGCGACCGTGACGCGCTCGCCGTCGCCGCTCGTCGCGAACGCGGTCCAGTAATAGGTCCCGGCCGCGAGGGGCGCGGTTTGCGCGGTCGTCGCCGACGTCAGGAACCCGGTTCCGTCAGGCGTCGACGCCAGGTCCAGCGCCGCAGCGCCGCGAATTGCATAATTGAGCGCCCATAACGGCGCCGACAGCGCGAATCCGTTTTCATCCCGGACCGCGTCGTCGCGCCATTTAACAGAATCGCCCGCGGTGATTTGTCCCGGAATATTCATCGCGCGTTACCAGTCGTTTACGAAATTTGACTTGCGCTCGATTGTACTTTTTACACGGTCCGCTGGCAATTTCTTAGCCGTAAATACCCGTTCCGGCGTCGCTTTTTTCACTAGGCGCTTGGCGACAAGCGACCAGACATTTCGCTTATTCATGCGCGTATAGACCTGCTGCAGCGCTGCATACGCGTAGACCTCGCAATCCAGCGCTTCGTTACGCGCCGTCTTATCCTTGACCCAGGCTTTGCGCGCGAAACCCTTGTGGAACGTAACGACCTGCTTTTCCGCGACAAGCTGGTCGAAATACATCTGGCCTGCTTCGTCGTGAAAGTGATAGACGCCGGCGCCCGCCGCACGGTCCGACTTCAGGCGCGCGTAAATGACGCCCTTCGCCGTATCGGTTCCGAGCATGTACAGCCTGACCCCGTTTTTGTGCGCCTTGCCCTTGTAATTAACGTCCTGCAGCGACGGCTTTCCCAGGACTGGACGGTTCGATATCGACCCGCCCTTCGTCGCGATCCAGCGTTCCTTTTGCCGCTGGCGGACGAAGGAATAAACGGCGTGCGTCGTGTCGCCGTCGCCCGAGTCCATCGCCGCGCACTCGACCGGAAGGATAAATCCGTCCTCGCGGACGACCGACGTCGCGACCAGCGCGTCGACCGCCGCCGCCAGGCTGTCCGGATATTCCGGCGACGTCAGGTCGACGCCAAGCTGTTCCGCGGCGTCGCCGTACAGCTCCGAATGATGGACTAGCCAGGATTCTTCCCCTTCGCCCCAGGCGCGCATAACGACCGCGACCCGGTCGTCCTGGACGTCGACGCCGATAGTCACAAACACGGCCCCGCTAGGGGCGGTAAATTCGCCGTAGCCGCGCGCGCGTGCCGCCAGCCCTTCCGCCTCGAGCTTCTTCGAATAGTCGACCTTCCAGACTTCGCCCAGGACGGTATTAACGAACGTTTTTAATAACGTCGGATCGTCTTTACACTCGACGAATTCTTCCGCAAGCTGGCCCCAGGTCGCATTAGGCGAGAACGAATAAGCGGCCCATATGTGATAACCGACGTGACGGCGCGTCGTTTTGCCGGACGGATTAATACAGCGCCATTCGCCGCGCTCGACCATTCGCCGCTGGTCGACATACTGAATCACGCACCCGTTATGCTCACAGACGTAATACGCTTTCGCCGGATCGCCGTCCGGCCATTTAATGCCGTATGGTTTATCCTTTCCGCCCCATTTCAGGACCTGGAATTCGTCGCAATGCGGACAAGGGACGAAATAATAATGCTGCTCCGACTTCGCGAACGACTTCGCGATTCTGGAAATTTCGTCTTCTGTCGGCGTCGAACCCTCGAGTATTTTCCGGTTCCAGTAGTATTCCGTCCGCCGAATCCCCAGGCGGATCTGGTCGCCGTCCTTGCCGGCGCCCTCGAATGGATAGCCGTCGACTTCGTCGAACGCGACGAACCGAATAGAAACGCGCCGGAACCCGCGCGGCGAATTCGCGCCGATCATTAGCAGGTTTCCGCCGGGAAACGATTTTTTCAGAATCGTATTTTTCCCGTCTTTCGCTTTCGCTTCCGTGACGATGCCGGCGAGAACCGGCGTGTCGCGTAACATCGGGTCGATTTCGTCTTTCGAATATCCTTCCGCGTCTTCGATCGTCGGCTGGACGACCATAATCGGACATGGGTCCTGGTGCATATAGAACCCGACGGCATGGTTTAGGATTTTCGTATAACCGACGCGCGCGGACTTAATCACGGAAACCCGTTCGACGTCCGGATCCGTTAATGCGTCCATCATGCCGACCTGATACGGAATATTCGTCCATTTACCGGGTTCCGCCGCTGATTCAGCGGACAGGACAGCATGTTCGTCCGCCCATTCCGACAGCGACAGTTTTTTCGGCGGCATCCAGCGCGCGACGATCGCGCCGAAAACGCGATCCAGCGTCGACTGGCAAGCGGTAACGGGCGCGAACGTCATTCGCCGTCGAACAGACAGTCGTTCGCGACCGCGGCGCGACGGCGCGCGGCCTTGCCCTCGAGCGCGCAATTAACCATGTCGTCGCCCTCCGACGGCCGGAAGACGCAAAGCCAGGCCATCGTCGCGAACAGAAAGAAATAGCGGATTCGTGCTTTCATGCGTGGATTCCCAGGACGGCCGGACGGCGAAGGCGAAGCCAGGACGGCGCGATGACGCCGGCCAGGATCAGCGCGGAAAGAATGCGCGTCGTTCTCATTGGATGACGTACAGAGTAAGCGCGGCCCAGGCGCATTTACAGGCGTAATGAATCGCCTGGTCGACGCGCAGCGAAATTTTCCCCTCGCATTTAAGCCAGTCCGTCGCCGCATGGATGACTGCCTCCGCGATCCCCAGCCATACCTGGCCCGTGATCGCCGCAACAAATCCGCCGTGTATCAGCGCGTGCGCCGAAAGCGCGTGCGGCCAGAAAATCGCGCCGATCGGCGTATTGCGATTTTTCCCGTTCGCCAAGAAATCGCCCTGTAGCGGGTAATCAGCGAGCGCATGCGCGACCGCCAGGAAAAACAGAAGCGTTACAAATGCCGTCATTGCGCCAATTCCTCGAGAGCTTCGCGGACAAGTTTTTCGAGTAGCGCGACGTCCGAATTGTCCAGTTTCGGAAGACGCGATCGCGCTTTCGACGGAATCGCCAAAAGCTTCGTTTTGCATGACGCGATCAGCGCGGACCAGCGCGTTTCAGCTTCCGCGGCGTCGATCAGAGTCCCCAGCCGCTTTTCGACGTCCAGCCGGGCCAGTTCCGCCTGGTAATGCTCTTTCCACGCGCGCGCGTTATTCAGGTCCGGCGTGCCGTCCGCGTCCGGTTCGTCCTGGCCGCGCTCGCGCTCGAGCGCGCGCCGCTGGAAACCGGGCGCCAGGTCCGGCGCCGGCGTCGCGCGCGGCGCCGGCGCGACTGCATCGCCGACGATCCTTACCGCGTCCGCGTCGACGCCGTTCCGCTCGAGATACGCGCTCGCCTGCTCGAGCGTTACCGTTTTGTCGGGCGCCTCTTTTGGCCCGGCAGCTTGCACCGGAATCGCCGCGCCCTGGCCGCGACTAGCCGATCCGCGACCGGAATTCGTGTTCCGCTTCCATTCCGCCAGCGCGATATCCGGATCCAGCGACGGCCGGCCCTTGTCGTCGCGGACGACGCTGTCGACCAGACGGCCGGACGCGATCGCCTTCCGGACCGCTTCGCCGGAAACGTCGATCATTCGCCCGAATTCACGTAAGGAAACAGTCGCCATTAGCGGGAATTAAAAGTCTGTTGTCGCGCCTATCGCCGGGTTAGCGGACGACAGGACCGTTTAACTTGAAACAGTGCGGACAGCGCCGAACGCCAATTCGGAGCATTCGATAACAGCCAGCGCATGGATAAAAGTCGCGCCAGCTTTTCGTTTTTTCGTCTGTCGACGTCGCCATTGTAATTTATTCCAGTTGGCAACCATAGGGTTGTCAACTAAACAGGTTGACAACCATCTTTTGGGCCTATGTCTAGCCGAAAGCCGGGGGTCGCGCGTTACCCGCGGGGGGCGCGCCCTGGGAGGGACCCAAAATGCACCAGAACGGTGCAGAACGGCCGAAATCTGCCTGTTTTTTAGGCAAATCTTCGTTGTCAATAGGGGTTTGCACTGATGCGTGCTGATATATCTGCGCGTCATCGCACGGAATCGCTTGCATCGATGCGTGATCTATGCTAATCGCGCGCGATTGTAGATATTCCACGGTATGGACGCGCGCGCCAGCGTCCGCCAGCGCTCGAGCCACGCCGATGGACAGGCCGACGGCGCCCAGGATGACGACGCCGGCCAGGCGCGCGTAGCGTGACTTGCTCATACGACCCTCTGTCCACGGAAAAACGCAGCGTCGCCGATGACCTCGCACAGTTCCGGCGGCAGCATGAAACCGTTCGCGTCGAACGTGACGACTGCGAATCCGCTGTTCTGCGCGGACGGCGCGTCTTCCGCATAGGTGAATTGCGGTCCGTCGCGATCGGTAAGCGTCCCCGTCTGGATACCCCAGCGCCGGCCGTTATAGTCGCCCCAGGGTTTGACCTCGAGCGCGTGAGTGTGACCCGTCATCATGGACAGGCCGGCCTTTACCGTGTTGTTGTATGCCGTGTGAATGCCGCCGTGGTATCGATGCTTAACCATCAGCGTTTCATTGAGCAACAGCGACCAGCCGAACGTCCACGCCGGGAAGTGATCGACCAGGCTAACGCCGTGCAAGCCTTCCGCTTCCGGCGCGCTGTTCGCGATGTAGCTGTCGAACCGGATATCGTGGTTGCCCCA